GACTTCGCCCTGTTTGCCTTTGTCTCCTTTAAATCCACGTGGACCTTCAAGCCCCATATTACCCTGTGGACCAACTTCTCCCTTTTCACCTTGTGGACCAACCTCACCACGTTCGCCTTGTAGTCCACGTTCGCCTTGTGCGCCTGTAGCACCAATAGAACCTCGCAAGCCTTGTGTGCCTGCAGGTCCTTGTATGTACTCAACGATTGGCTGTTTTGTTTTTTCTTCTAAAAAAGATACTAACTCTGTTTTTAGTTTCTGTACTTCTTTTTTAGTATATGCAACAGAGGTTGCAATTGCAACAGCATCATTTAAAGTTGTATTATTTTCCTTCTTTGTCACCTTTAGCCTCTTCAACTAATGTACCAAAAAATGCTGTCATTGATTTTGCTAACTCTCTTTGGTCAGTATCATCAATTGGCTTTTCTATTTCTTCTTTTTTTACACTCACAACAAGTTGTTGTGGTGGAGGTGAAGGTGGTGGTGCAACAGGTTCTTCTACTGGATCGTCTTCAGCGACTGCCGCTTCTTCTTCCATTTGTCCATCAATCTCTTTGATATCATCTTCAGATTGCTGAAGAATATTCTTACGAACATATTCAATAGAGAAATACTTACCAACGTAATTGTCAATGTCAGAAAGAATACCTAAACGTTCTTTCATAATCTCAACGTTCTTTAATTCTGTGAAGTGTGCATCGGATTGGAAATCATAACTGATTTCTTCTCTCATTTGTTCCCATTCTTTACGAGTGCAAACACCTTTAAGAAGAAGCTGTGTTTCTAACAATCTATCAAATATATGTGAAAATCTTAAACGTAATCTAGAAATAAACTTACCAAACTTCAATTCATCTCTAGTGATTTCAGAAGCACGCCCCAAAGAGAATCCATTGTCAGATTCTAAACGTGAAACTGGAACATTCAATGACTTAAACATCTTCTTTTGGAAATATAATACGTCTTCAATCTCGCCTAAGTTTTGTCCACCTTGTAGTGTAGTAATCTCTGTACCTTTACCGCCTTCTCTACGTGGCAACCAAAAGTCTTCAAGCATTGTCTGATAACGTCTGTCATCACGAATTTCACCAGTAGTTGCGTCATACACTAATTTGTTTTTGTACTTCTGCATGATTTCACGCAAGTACTGTTCTGCTTTCATCTTAGGTAAGTTACCAACGTCAATGTAAAAGATTCTACGTTCTGGTGCTCTTGCAATACGATAGATAACTGTCGCATCTTCAAGCATACGTAATTGATTGAGTGGCTTGATTGCTTTGTGTAGATGTGAGATGATAACTTTACCATCTTTGTCTGTTAGCCCAGAGTGTGTATACGAGATTGAATCTGGTGCAATCTTAATTCCTTGATTGCCATCATTTGCAAATCCTTTATCAGAATATATAAAGTATTCATTATAACTTGTTGTTGGATTTACAGTTCCTGTTGCAAGATTCTTTTGTGCTTTTTTAGCTTCACGAACTTTGCGAATTTTACGTGGATCAATGTAACGAATTTCTTTTAATCCTTGTCTAGGATTCTTATCATCAATCATCATGTGATAGTATAGTCTACCATCGATGTACCATCTGCGAAAGATATCATAACCTTGATTGTTAAAGTCTAATAGTTTCATCACATAATAGAACTCATCACGAATTTTATTCTTAATAGACTCTGGCTGTTCTAGCTTATCTAAAATAACTTGAACTGGATAGTCGCTGTCATCAAAGACTAATGCTTCATTCACAATGTCTTCGATAGCCGCATCACATTCTGGCTGTAGTGCCATCTCACGATATTTTTTAATTAAATCGGAATCTGATCTTATTTGTCCTTCAAGGTCCATGTAGGTGCCGTAAATGCCGCCGCCCGAAATTGGAACCGAGCCATCGTCATCGACAGAAGGAACAAAAGATTTTAATTGTTCAGATTCGGCTTCTTCTTTGCCAATCTTATATCCAAAAAGTTTGAACGCCATATATGATTCTCTCTAAAAAAAATGGGGGCGTAATAGCCCCCATTGTTGTGACACTATTACGCAAATATTTATATCTGCGTAAATTACATTATTTAATGAATTTTATCATTATGCCGCAGATGATGTTGCTTCAGTAGCCAAAACTGCATTGCCGGCGGCATCTACAGTATTTCCAACAGTCACATAGTGATATTGGAATGTTACAGTAAACTCTTGAATAGCATCTGTTGTATCATAAGACAAATCAATTGCAGAAACGTCTGTAGGAAATGCGTCTTCTAGCGTGTACTGACGACTGATGTTACCATTAGTCTTCAAGTGTTGAATTAGAATAGTTGTTCTGTAGTCATCGTCTGCGGATGTTCTAGGATCAACTGTACCATCAGGATTATTAATTGCCTTCAACCAACGATCAAATGCTTTACGCATTTCTTGATTTTGGTCATTGACAATTGTTGCTGTCCACTCTGCATATGTTCTGTCTCCAGGAACTTTAATTCTTCTTCCTCTGAACGGAACTTCAATAACACCAACTGTGAAACCTGGAATCGCTCCAGATTTGCACAATGCATTAAAGTTTGTTTTTAAGAATCCACCTGTGTCAATATCTTTTCCGGCTGGAATAGTCAAACCCATTTTGAATAAGTTTGGTTTCGCTCCAGATTGGAGAGCCTTTCTAAATGCTGATACGTTGAAAAATGAATCTGTTGCCATTTTCTTTCCTTTTTATTATGGAGTGTCGTCAAATACGAAATAATCGTATGACCAAGTAACAGTAAACTCTTCAAGTGTATCTGTAGAATCATATGATAGATCGATTGAGCTAATATCACTAGGCCAACAATTTTTAAGTGTGAACTTGTAAATTGAATTGCCTAACGTGTCTAGTTGGTCAACAGTAATGTCATTAAAATCTGTTTCGACTGAACCATTACGTTTTTTGCCGGCAGAACTGTCATAATCTGTAGGAGAATATTCTCTCTGCAAATCTTCCAATGCTTGTCTAACTTTTTGATTTTGATCTGCTAAAATTGTTGTAGTCCAATCAGCAAATGTTCTGTCTCCAGCTAACTTGTAACGTCTACCTGCCATAAAAGGAATATCAATAACTCCTAATGTTGAACCAGGAAGTTGTGCCGCTTTGCACAAGAATCCAAAATCTGCTTCGTCACCACCCAACGCATTTGCTGGAAGTGTGACTTTATACAGATTCGATCTTGCGCCAGCTTTAACTGCACTTCTCAATTCTGATATTGTTGTAATTGCCATTTAAATCTCCTTGTCTATTTTATCTATTTATGCGGAAATTTCAGTAAATGTAGCATTACCTCTTACGGACACAAAATTGAGTTGAACAAAGTTAACTGAACGAATTGGTTGTACGAAAATATCACAAACAAATTCATTAGCATTTACAACGTCTTCTGGATTGTTACGATCATCACATATAACATTGAAAGCAGTAATACCACGGCGGGCTTGAACGCTTCTTAAATATGGAACGATTAAGTTAACAAATCCTGCTCTTGTTGTTTCATCGTTTTGGTCAAACAATACATTGTCGGCTGCGGCACCAATTGTTCTCTGTAATTCAATGAACAATCTACGAACGTTAACACGATTCATTGATGTGTTCTTTAATGTGAATGTCTTGTCACCAAACAATACTGTACCACGACCAACTTGTGTAAATACTGGATTAACAGATGCTTTATACAATGTGTCTCTATCGGTTTGATTTGGATTGAAAGCCAAACGAACTAAACTTTGAATTCTACCATTGACGAATCCAGCTGGAGACAACCATGGCTCACGATTCAAGTCATTACGTGCGATGCAACCTGCTGTGTCACCATTCAATGGAACATAAACGTATGTGTCATTGTATTTGTCGTATTGATATTTCCAACCGCTATCTGCAATTGCGTATGTGGAACGTGTAACTGTGTCAGCCCATGTGCCAATTGAAGATGCTTCAGAACCAGGATTGTTGACAACAGATGCTCTTGTTGGAGAAATTGTTACAACAACGTCTTTTCTAACTTCAGCAACGTCACCGATGATTCTATTGATAACTGTAGCAGTAGCTTGACCAGCAACAATAATAGAAACTGGAACTTCTTGCTTGTTGGCTAATAAACCAAACGCTGTAGAACGATCACCATCACTAATTGTATTGCCGTCTGAACCACCAGCAAGAGAGAAAGTTTTTGGCTTAGTAACTGATGTATATGTTACAGCAGAACCAGATGTAATGAATTGATTACCCCAATTTGTTCCTTGTGAATCGTGGGCTGCCCACCAAACATAATCAGAACGTGTATTGATAGTGTCTTTGTAGTATGCTGATCCACCAGATTCCGCCTTAGCATTAGATGCTTTAGACAAATAGCCGTATTTCTCAAGAACTGTTCCTGCAACACCAGTAATTGTACCAAGTCTGTCTGCAACGACAACGTGTAATTCGTCACCAGATGCGCCAGCGGCTGTTGCGCCAGCAGATGTTCCTGGTGCAGAAGCAAATTCACCAAAATATTCCCAACGGCGTGTGAATACCGTATTTGCTGTACCAGAAATGTGTGCTTCTGCAAGTGTCAATGCTGTATTGCTTGTAATAGAAGCAACTTTGATCGAACGACCAGCAATAACTAAAATATCACCGTTAGACAATTCTGATTGGAACAATGTATTTGTTCCAGTAACTGTAGTAGAACCGGCTGTAACTGCAACGCCACCAGCTGGTGTTGATTGCCATGCGGCTGATGATGGGCAAATAGAAACTTTTAATGAACTTCCTAGTTCACCTGCGTAACGAGCAATCCAAGGACCAACGTTAAATGATGCTGTATTTAAATATGCGTCATCATTCTTAACCAATGAACCTGTACCTGCTGTGCCAGAACCTGTTGTAGCTTCTGCTGTAGCATTCAATGCTGTGTTTGCGGCACGAACAATGAATAGTGGATTTGCGTATCCTAAAAAGTTAGCGGCAGACAAAAAGTCCACAACGTTAGTT